AGGAAGTAATCTTCCTCGATGCTAAGCGGATTATACCGCAAGTCGACTCGTCCCGTACGATCATCGATAACCTGATTTCGCTTCATGGTCGTAATGACCTTCTGCATAAACTGTTCTACGTCTTCAGGAGCGATATTGCCAATGTCGATATAGAACACGCGACGTTCGGGAGAACGCACGATACGATATGCCATCATTGCGTCTTCTAGAAGAGTAAGTTGTCGCCAGATGCGACGGGCGGGTTCTAGAACGCTTGTTCCGTATGGAGCGTATTTATCGTTTCCAAGAATACGAAAATGACCAACCTGCCAGTTCTCGAAAGTCATCCCACCACTATTCCACTGAAACTGGACATAGTTTGGGTTTGTAACATCCTCACCCTCTAGGCGCTCGACTTCTTGTGCGGGAAGACCAATGACGTTCGTGATTCCGTCTTTGTCATCAATATCCAAATATAGAAAGAAATCTCCGTACTTGCACATCGTTCTGCACCATCCGAACAGATTGAACTCAACGTTCATAACGTTGAAATACAAGTTCTTCAGAACAGCTTTGATCTCCTCATTCGGACAATCGATCTTGAGCATTTCCTCAAGAGAGGTCGAGGTTGTCATTTCGTCAGCATAGATATCCATGCTAGAAGCAATCTCTGGTGAGTACTCCATTTGGTCAAAATCTATGTATCTCTCATTTCGATTTTGATTCGCCATCGCTTGAGATTGAAGTTGCTCAAACGGACTATATGTTGCTTTCTTGAACCCCTTGCCACTAGCAGACGTAAAATTCCATTTGTCAAGCCGACGACGCTTCTCTTGTCGATAAAGCTGCGTTCTACGTTGGACAATAGGACCAGAGAACAAGCGAGTCAGGTGCTTGAACAGATTATTCTCTTCGTTTCTGGGATTACGTTGTTTGCTAGCCATTTTTTATTAACCTTTATAGAGCCAAGAATACATCTTGTGTTCTTCTTTGATCTCTTTCATGTGATTATTGTCGAAATCTAATTTCTTGTTGTAGCCGATCATACCCGGTATAGCAGTGGAGATCCTAGTGTTAGATTGAACTATCGCGTTCAACATTGCCTTGCTATAGGCAACGTCTCTAGCTGATTTATGCAAAGCCGTATCTCGTACCCAGCATGCAATAGCGAGAGAAATCGTTAAATCGTCATTTCCCCCTCTTTGGGCTTCTGGTCTTCCATTGTTCCAGATAAATCGCTGCATTTCGTGAATCAATCTCGTTGAATTGACCTTAATAATATCGTTACGTAAGAACTCATCAAGCTTTGCGATGATAATCGGACGAGTCTTCAAAGAGGTTGTAAACCCAGGAACAACTCCAGACATATATTCTGCTTGCAATTGATCAACGTATTCGTGTGTAGACTTCACTGACCAGTATAGGTTAGGATACTCCGATTCTTTAAGCTTAGATAACACAGTGTGTCCCATAGTGGCGTTTTCAACGACCAAAAGAGCGTCACCGTATTCTCCACCAGTAGAACTCAGCATTCCAGCAAACATTTCTGGGGCGAGCTTGCCTTGATATTCTGCTACTTGTGTTAAGCGTTCTCCTAACTTCAAAACGTGAAAAGCGCTGTAATCTTCTCCGTCGCCACGGGCTACGTCAGCAGTTATCAAATAGTTAGCGCCGGGAATGTATGGTTCCCAAATCCAGTAGTTTCTATCCCACCCCGTTCTAAACAATGGTTCAGAACATCCTTTTTCCAATTTCTGAATGACTTTGGGATCGATGACGGTGTCACCGGACATATTAAAACTACATTCGAATTCTTGCGCTAGTTCACGCGGAGAATACTTTAGTTTTTGCTTGTCATACCACTCTTGATCCTGCTCTGGGTGAACAGACCAGTGAAGTCTAATCGGATGGAAGTCATTTTGCATATCAACAGCTTGAGTATACATTTTGTGGAACCAATTACCAACGCCATTTGGCGTGCTCAATGCGATGCAGCGACCACCACGAGCAAGCGTAGGACCGATGGCTTTCCACATATCATCGAGCCCATCAACGAAGGCAGCCTCATCGATAACCAAAAGAGACAAAGCCTCAGAACGACCAGAATCGGAAGACGTACTTGACGCCATGATCTGCGAACCATTCGAGAGAGTGAACTCTGTTTCGTTGTCCTTTACGATATCAGCGATCTTCATCCAGGGAGGGACGTACTTGAACATTTTCTTGACTTTCTTAACCAGATTGGCAGCTGTCTTAAACTTGGTCGCTACAACCATGACCGTCTTCTCTCGACGGAAAAGCATCAACCATACAATGTAGGCAGCTGTGACTGTGGAGAGTCCAAGCTGTCTGGCTTTCAAAACAATATTTTGCTTGTAATCAACGAAATCCTGTAGAACTTCATCCTGAAAGGGGTACGTGTGAAAAGGGATTAATCCCCTTTGTGGATGTTGAATTCTACAGTAGTTCTTGATAAAATGAATAGGATCGCGACCACACTTTTGGATCTCGTCTTTCATCTGCTTTTTTGTGAGTTGATAAGCCATTCAGTTATTTTTGTCTTCGCTTATTGTTGTGAATTAATGTCTTTCTTGGCTGACTGGCGACGCTTCTTTGCAGTTGTCTTTTTAGCATCTGCTTTGCCCTTTCTTGTGCTTGGGGCATCCCACTTGTCGCTTGTCTTTTCACCCCAAGGAATACCCTTGTTGCTTAGAGAGCCTTTGCCACCTTCTTCAAGCTCAAGCTCCTTCATTAAAGCAGACTTAATTTGTTCTTCAAGATCAGCACTCGATTCTAAATCATCAAGAGCGTCAGAGAGCGTCATGGCGTAAGGCACAAGGTTTCTAGTATCGGGATTTGAGTAATATGCTGTTCCGTAATCAGCAAGTTTTTCGTCCCATCTGGTGTTGCCTTGCTGTGCAAGCCTAGCCTTAATGTCTTCAGACTGGGCGACAAGCTCTTCCATGCGTCCACGAGCACTATCTTGCATTCCCTTAACTCCAGATGACTTCTTCCCGAAAAGAGAGATCTCGTTAACGCCTTCTTCCATGTAGCCATACTCTTCGCAGGGCGCAAGTTCTCTTTTTAACGTCTCAATCGAGGTAATTTCTTCTTCGTCGAATACGTACGCTATAGCCTCAAGTAACTTCTTGGCTTCTGGGTCTTCCACCAGGGGGATAGCTGCACGTAGCGCGTCTACTAACGAATTTGGTTCGGCGGGAGTCTGCGTCCATTGTCCAAACCCACCTTCTTCAAGCTCTTCAAAATCACCTTCTTCGGAATTAAGAATTTCTTCTAGAGTAGATATGCTGTCTCTCAATTCATAGGTACATTCGTAGTCCATATTTTTGAAGCGTTGGACTATCTCTTGCAGCAGCCAACGAACAACTGGTACTTTTTCGAATTGGGGATCTGAAGTGGGTGCGCCGATCTCTTCAAGAGATTCCTTAACGAGTCTTATCAGCTCACTTTTTGTAACTTTCATCTTTGTTCTCCTGAATGGCGATTCTGTGTACCGATTAGTATCCCTTGTCGTTTTTGCCTTGAGAAATCCAGTCCTTCATCGCCTTGTCGACAGTTCTCTTCTCGTTACCGTCATCATCCAAGCCGCCAACTTCATAGGTGCATTGGGCACGAACCCACATACGAATCTTTGAGGTGCTTTCAGACTGCATGTCCATATCGCCCTTCTTCGTGAGCTTTACCGCATCGCCAGTTACTTTCTTGTATTCTTTCTTGAGCCACTTCACCACCTCGGCAACAGTGTCCTCGACCTTAGACTTGAGCTTGGGATCGTGAGCCTCTTTGGTAGAAATCTCAGAATGGTATGTTAGAATCATCAAGTTTCCCTGAATCTTGACGTTAACTCCGTCCATAAGACGATGACCGTCTAAAAAGTCGCCCTCTTCACGTCGAAGTCCGACCTTCTCTGGGTCGCCGTCCTCGTCACGGGCACCGTCATACGCATTAGCAGCTGCCTGCTGCAAGCCTTGAACAATCTTTACCACATCTTTGTCAGCCATCGTCTTTCTCCCTGCGAACGTTAAGCACTGTTTGCCGCAATTCGTTTAATTCGTTTCTTATTGCCAGTACGTCTTTGCGGACACGGACTCCCGCTGACAAATTTCCTCTATCTGCTTTCTCGGCGTCTCGTCGAATAAACTCAAGATTCTTTATTATGCTCTCTAGCTTGTCCAGAACTGTCATCGGTGTTTGGTCTCCATCCATTCATCCAGCGGGCTTCTCTGCCCTCAACGTGCCGTACAAAACATTTGTAACAGCAGCTAAACTTATTCACGTATACATCGTCTTTTATAGAGAATGAGTACGTCAAGCAAACAGGACAATTACGATCAGCCCCGGTATTAAGTAGTTTCTTCCTAACAAGAAAACCACCAGCGTCAGCTTTCTCTTTATTTTTTGAAGTCTTGGCTTCGCGGCGCTCTTGTACTTGTTTAGAGAATTCCTTCTCTTTCTCGTCGGACCAGCTGGAACGAGGATCGGTTACGGCTTTTTTGCCATATTTTCGTTGGATTGCCTTCTCTACGCCCTCAATATAATTAAGATCACTCATTTGAGTATGGATTCTCCTTTAGCGGTCTGTACTGCCGCAAAGAAGATGAGCGTAGTTACAATTGCAGTAACGACAACGCCGAGAGTCACACCACCTGCTAGGAAATAACCGTCTTTATTACCACCCTGTTTCTCGATTTGGACATAGAGCCTATCGAGTTCCTTGTCTTTTAAGCTTATGATGGCAGAACTTTTTTCTTTCTCTGCCTTTAGGTCAGTTTGGAGGTTTTTCTTCTGTAAATCACACTTCGTTTCCTGAGTATCCGCTATGAAAGTCTTTTCTAATTCACACTGCGCTTTCGCAGCTTCTTTCTTAGCAATAATCTGTGCTGCCTCGTCATTTGTTAAAAAAACACCGTCCGCAGGGACGGTATCGCCAGCAGCAACATTTGTTTGTGCAATGGACGCAACAGAAAAAAGCGCGATCATTACGGCAGCAAGTATTCTCACAAATCGAACTCCTCTTTTAGCTTTTCAGCCAAGTTTTCTTTTTTTAGCTCTTCAACACGAGCTTTGGTACCCTGTGCTAGCTTTAGCAGTTCTTCTTCATGCTTCTGAGAAATAAGCTTTAGCTTTTCATCACGTTCTTCTAGATGTTTATCTCTCTCGGCAACTTGCTGTTCGCGGATTTCATCTACCTTACGAACCTGCTCTTTGTAGCCCTCTCTGTTTTTCATTAAAGCTTCAATCATGGCAGTCGTTTTGCCTTTAAACAGCACATACGATACCACAATAGCTAACAAGCTTAAAGGGATATACCAGTGATGTTTAAGCCATAGCCAGGATTTGCTTAGCCCACTCTTTAGTAACAACAGATTCATTATTCTTTCCCTGCTTTCTTCCACGCTACAGCTAAATCGACTGCACCTTGTGAGCCAATATATGCCAAAGCGACCGCTATCCACTGATCTGCTGGAATTACTTCCATAAACAGACCAATAGTTGCAGTCGCCCAGACCATTAACTTACGAGACACCACCTTAGAAAGTAGTGCGTCTAATACACCTAATTCAGATTTTTCCTCTTTCTTTTCTAGTTCTGTTGACATTCATCGATGCCTCCTACCAAATAACGACGACCTCTTCGTCAGTTTCTTTTGTCTGCGATGGATAAACTGGCTGATATTGCATCCAATCTCCCATTTCGTCTTCCTGAAATGCTCTGACGTGTCTTGTAAGCGGATCGCCCTTCAAGTCCTCAAAGTTTTGCCTGTACACAGAAGATGTAACCACCTTCATGTCCTCTGGAAAGTTCTCCAAAAGACGTTTCAGTTGTCCAACCGTAAGCATCAATCACTCCTTCTTTGGCTCAAGCGGTATCACTTCACCAGTCTGTAAATCAAGTAAGAATCCTTCAAATTCAGTTTTGTTCGTGTTTCCACCTCCGATAGCAATTAAAATTGCTCTGAGATTATCACGGAGCACCTTGTTCCAGATTTCAAGCTCTTTGACACGAATTTCTAGTTTTTCAACATCAGCAGAACTTGACGCAACAAAAACTTGTACCGCGTCTTCTTCTGCGCCAAAAAAGCTTACGTAACTAACCCCGCAGAGACTCAAGATCATCCCAACAGCTACTAGGGCACGAGGGAGATTAGTTAAAGCTTCAACGATTTTGTATAAAAATCCAGTGAACCTGTTAGCTAACGATTCCTTTTCTTCCCCTTCGTTCTCTTCTTCCATTTCATGAATCCCCCTAAACTTGAATATGTGCGTAGCCGTCACTTTTGTCTATAACTAGCTGAGTATCTACAATGTCCTTGAGAGCATCTAAGTGAGAAATCAAAATGATGGTTTTAAACTGCGTTTTTAGCATTTCCAGCATTCTAATGAACCCTTCCATGTTCTCTTCGTCCAGGGCTGTAGCCGGTTCGTCCAAGATAAATAGGTCCCCCACAGGCAGGCTGCTTATACGGATTAACGCAACTCTGATAGCAACCGCTGCGAGAGTACGCTCTGCTCCAGAACAGCCGTCCAAGGATCTGGCTGGATACTTGGGGTGCCTAATCATAATAGGAAGTTCTTTCCCGTCCTCCTCAAGATAAACCTCAAACTCAACGATATTCGCTAAGATCTTGGAGATTTCTTGATTTATGACCGGAAGCTTCTTCTTGATAATGTCGTAAGCGATACCATTACTGTGCATGCACTTCATGTAAAGATCATACGCAGCATACTGCTCACGAAGCTCTTCTTTTTCAAGCTTTGAGTTCTCTAGATTATCCCATTTCTGTTCAAGAGAACCATGCTCCTTCCAAAGTTCCATCAACTCATTCTGACATTGATCCAATTCAGCACCAATATCTCCAAAACTCTTGCTCAGTTTCTTCTTCTCGCTGTGGAGTCTCTTGAGAGTTTTAACCGTCTCTTTGTTCCTGAAATACTCTTCAAGGTTTCTATTGAACTCTTCAAGCGTGCTCTTCGTATTTACAACAGCGGTGTTGTTTCTTTCTATTTCAAGGTGTAAAGAAGCTATCTTTATGTTCTTGCCGTTTCTCTCACCGATAAGCCATTCATATTTCTTAATGACCCTCTGAACTTCTGCTGGATTCAGTTCCTTGATCTCGTCGAGAATGTTTTTCTTGTTTGCCTTTGTGAGATTAATCAAGCCTTCTATTTCTGGAATCTCTTTTCGAGACAGATGAGCATCTAAGAGAAACTGACAATCAGGAAAGAGTTCGCCGCACGGAACCTCGCTCAGTAGAGAAGCCTTCTTTTCTTGTCTTGTCTTCTTGCTTAATTCAGAGTTCAATTCAGATGTGATCTTGTCTAGCTTCCTTTGGCTCTCAATAGCCAGTCTGTTTTTCTTGCGAAGCTCTTCTATATCAAAATCAGAAAAAAACTGTTCAATTTTCTCTAGATCGTTTTCTGCTTTGCGTACTTCCTCTCCATGCTCTTCCTGTAGCGCGAGGCGCTTTGTCAACGACTGTTCGTGAGCACGAATCTTCTCGCGAATCTCTTCCTCGTCAAGAGTATCAATCTCAGGAGACTTGGCTATTTCAATATCGAGGTCTGACATGTTTTTCGTCAAACCCGATAAGTCTTCTTTCAGTTCTTCAATCTTGCTTTTGTATCCCTGAATGGTTCTTTCATTCTCTGCGGCTGCAATCTGAATCGCAGTCAATTCTTCGTCGAAGTCTCTTCCCTCCAGCTTCTTCAAGGCTGCCTTTAGTTCAGAAGCATCTTCATTAGCTAATCCGTGCTTCTTATCGAAAATCTCAAGATCTAGAAACTTCGCAAGGACTTGTTTGCGCTCTGTAGACCGCGCATCGACAAACGCTAATGAATTTGTCTGTGATGACATAGAAGTAAGCAAAAAATCGTCCAGAGAACCGAAGAGTCGTTTGATCTCCTTATCGGTTTCTGGGCGGCTTTCACCGTTCAGGTTTCTCTTCACGTCATCCGGTATTTTATCATGCAGACCATGCGCAAAAAACCCGAAATCTACAGTAGTTTCGGCGCTAGATACGTTACCAGCAGCCTTGGTCGTCTTTGTGGTTTTGTTCGCGTTCCGATCGATTACGAACGTTCTTTGTCCGATTTCAATTTCGACAGTCCCACGACCATACGCTCTGTTCTGGTTTACAATATCAACGTTCTTGCGGATGTTTTTTGAAGTGCTGTTGAAGACCGTCCATAAGAAACTGTCCACAATACTCGACTTACCAGTGAAATTCTTACCAAACACACCCACAACACCGCTAAGCTTTTCAAAGTCTATGAAATTGTCTTTTCCATAGCTGAATAGATTGTCCCACGACATTCTCTTCATGCTCCAGCGAACGTTTCTTACCACTTCATCCTGCTGTTCGGCGAGAGTGTGATATTTCTTGTTTAGTTGTATAACCTTCTCAAGAATATCTGGTTGTACTTCGTATCCAGACAGAAAGTCTTTTATGATCTTTTCTTGAACCTGCAAATCTCGCAAGTCGTCGTCATTTTGGAGTACCGATGGCTTACCATCGCGAATATCATTTACTTCTGCCTTGTTGAAGATCGTAACCGTCTGAGGACTAAATCTTGTTTTTGCCGTGTCCATCGCTTGACGAAGTACGTTAAGCGGAACATGGTTTGGTACCGACAAGCGAAGTCGAGCGTTCTCTGGTACCTGTGCGTCACTAGGAATAAGTCCCTTTTCTGACAGATGCAGAGTGTGGAATGGACTTGGATTAGGAATAGAGATGTGTCTGGTACGGAAATCGTCCTTGTTTTCTATTTCCCAAATAAGAAATCCCTTGTCGTTCGTCTCGCCATGATTTTGTTGAACTGTAGACCCTGGATAAACGGCTCTCCCGTCTGGATCGATAGCTTGATTGGTCTTGTGAATATCTCCGAGAAAGACATAATCATATCCCTCAAAAATCTCAAGATCATGTTCTCCGTGCAACAATACAAATCCAGCATCAGTCTCAACACCACTAACAGTCCCGTGATACAACGCAATGTTTATTTTGCTCGGATCAGAGATCTTTTCCCAGTTTTCTTGATCAAAAACAGACAAAACATTGAACGTCAGTTCGTCTGAGACCGGCACTTCACCAGCAGCCTTAAGCAGATGCAGGTTGGGTAGTCGAAGGGCTGAAACAATCGGTGAGAGCGCGTCAAGGCGTGTGTGGTTCTTGAGGTTGCCATCGTGGTTTCCGAGGATTATGTATGTTGGAGCAATGGACTCCAATTCGCGGAAGAACCAAGAGCACATTTCTATAAACTCTGGTGAAATCTGAGTCTTCGTGTGAGCAATGTCGCCGCAGTGAACAATATAGTCCACCTTCTCGTCACGCAAAATATCAAACATCTTTTGAAATACTATACGATATTCATCATGGTATTTCAAATTCCTGATGTGGGTATCAGATATGTGTCCAATCTTAATCATTATTAAATTCCTATAGCTAGCTTCTGCAAATATGTTCTTGAGTCCACTAGCTCTGCTAGCTGAACTCTTCTTGCGTAGCGTTTCTTTCCTAGCTCGCTTACGTCTTCGTCACTGTCAATGGTTACTTTCCTGCATTCTACGTCATATGACAGTAGGCTTTTTATCAGGCTCATCGCTGATTTTTCTGCATCGGGATCAAGAGCGACATAAACTGGTACGTCGTGTTTTACAATCTCCTGAAACAGTTTTGAGTCTTCTCTTAGTGAGCTTTGGAGTAGCGGGATCGCGTTTCCAGCAACGATAGCGTCGAAAGCACCCTCGACAAGATGAACCGGCTTGTCCCAATCAATGTATAACTGGTTGAAGATGATGTCTTTTGTTGCATTCTCTGGGTTCTTGTATTTATAGCCTCTCGCATATGTTCTAGCAATGAAGTAGTCCACTTTGCCGTCTAGGTTAAATGACGGAATGATGATTCGCTTCTCATATTCGCCAGACGCGCAATATCCGATTTTCCATCGTACAATGTCTTCTCTCGTGACGTTTCGCTCTCTTAAGTAGTTTCTAGCAAGAATGGACGAAATATCGTTGTTCTTGTTGGCTAGTGAACGAAATTCTTTCGGAAGGCTGATGACTTGAGGCTCCTCGACTGCGGTATCACCAAACATTTCGTCGTACAAGGAAACACTAAGGTCGATAGTGTCTTCAAACTCTTCCCAAGCTTGTCTTTGAAGGAAATTACCGAATCTCTTAACCAAGCGAGTAACGGAATTGCCCCGCATAGAACACGTCCAGCACTTGAACGCATTCTTGTCGAGGTTGACACTCAGCTTTGGTTTATGGTGCTTGCAGCTTGGGCAATAAAAAAGCCACTCGCCGCCAGAACGGTAGCAATATCCGAAGATATCTTTTAGGACTTTGAGCTTGCTTTCTGCTTCCATAAGGAAAACCCTGCACGGGCGATAATAATGCTGTCAGCCATATCATAGTATTGAGGCTGGGGGTTTCCGTGCTTCGTCAGTTCTACCACAAAGCCAGGCTCCGTGTCAACAACAAACTGCAACACTACGGGCTTTGCTTTTGTTCCCTTGGGAACTTTTATGCCACAGAACTTTCTTGCCGTCGTTGCGCCGATGTATTCAGGCTCAACTCCGGTCATTTCATAAATGAGCCAAGAGACTGTCTTGTTCATTCCTGCGAGTGTTAGGAGAGTCTTCGCGGATGACAAACCCGGACGGAACGCTTGAAGACTCTGTTCGATATAGATCCTTTCAAGAGGTTCATTATCACTTCCACAAAAATTGACAACAACATCAAGTAACTCATTTTTCAACTTCTCTACTTTCTCAAAAAAGTTCTCGCATTTTCTAGTATCACAATATCCAGTATACACTCTCTTGCCCGAGTTGTCAAGAACGGTTATTCCCGTGATGCTCGTACTCACATCTAGACCCATTATCATACACACTCCTAAATATGTTCAACGCGATGTTGTCTTTATCTAAAAAAGTTTCTCAAACGTCCTTCAAC